CCTATCTTTTAACCCTAGAATAATTTTTTTTTACTTTTTAAAATATTTTTTACCCAGATTTTGTAATCTGGGTTTTTTTATGTATATTTTAGTATTGTTAAATTAAAATAAATAATATGAGCACATTAGAAGCAGTACTTGCACAGTACGAAAAAAACAAACAATCCGCAAGCGGAAACAGTAATAAGGTCTCTAGTGAAGAGAGACTTAAAAAGTATTTCACTACAGTATTACCCAAAGGCTCTAAAGGCGAAGAGCGTAGGGTTAGAATCTTACCAGTATCAGACGGTACCCCATTCAAAGAGGTGTATTTTCATGAAATACAGGTAGATGGTAAATGGGTTAAACTTTTTGATCCAAAACAAGATGGAAAGCGTTCTCCATTGAATGAAGTATATCAAAGCCTAATGAGCACCGGCGTAGAATCAGATAAAGAATATGCTCGCCAGTATCGCTCTAAGAAATTTTATATTGTTAAAGTTATCGATCGAGATAACGAACAAGATGGACCAAAGTTTTGGAGATTTAAACATAATTCTAAACAAGACGGAATTTTTGATAAGATTTTTCCTCTCTTTCAAAAGAAAGGTGATATCACAGATGTTCAAACCGGAAGAGATTTAACACTATTTTTAACTCTAACAAAATCTGGTAATGGTAAAGAATACACAACAATTAATTCAATCATTCCAGAAGATCCTTTTCCATTGCACGCGGATGCAAAAGTAGCAAACAGCTGGGTTAATGATGAACTGACATGGTCAGATGTTTATGCTAAAAAACCAGAAGAATATCTAGAAATGGTAGCTAAAGGTGAAACACCAACCTGGGATTCAGAAACTAAAAAATGGATTTCAGGCGCTAAAGGTGAAGACACAATTGTTGGTAATAAAAAACCAGCAACAACAATTGAAGATCCACAAGAAAATGAAGAAGCAGATGATAATCTGCCATTCTAAACCAACGAGCCCGAGATAACGTAAGTGGCTCATTTTTAAAAAAATATTATCATGGCTATAAAGAAAAAAGAATTCGATTACATCTCTAAGTTTTCAACTAAAACAAAATATAAGGAAGAAAACTTTTACTATTGTGGAGACGCATTTAATAGTGCTTGTGGATTGCCTGGACCAGTAATGGGTAATATTAATATGTTCCTTGGTCACACAAACTCATCTAAAACAACAGCAATGATTCTTGCTGCTGCAGATGCACAAAAGAAGGGACACCTTCCTATCCTAATTATTACAGAAAGAAAATGGAAGTGGGAACACGCTATTGAATTGGGATTTCAGGCAGAACAAGATGCCGACGGTGAGTGGCACGGAGATTTCATCTTCAATGATTCTTTTGATTATATTGAACAAGCAACAGAGTTCATCAATGAAATTATTGATGCACATGAAAAAGGAGATATTCCAAGAAGCATTTTAATTTGTTGGGATTCAATTGGATCAATTCCTTGCAAGATGACATTTGAAGGTAAAGGCGGAAAGCAACATAATGCTAGTGCACTATCAGATAAAATTGGTATGGGTATTCATTCTAGAATTACAAAATCTAAAAAAGAAGATTACCCAAGTAAAGAAAATCCATATTATATAACAATGGTTGTTGTAAATCAGCCTTGGGTTGAATTACCCGATAATCCCTTTGGTCAACCAGAAATTAAGGCTAAGGGCGGCGAATCACTATGGTTAGCATCAGCATTAGTTTTCTTATTTGGTAATCAGAAAAAAGCCGGTATTAACCATATTGATGCAATTAAAGACGGTAGAAAAGTTGCATATGCTGTTAGAACAAAAATTTCAATCTTAAAAAACCACGTAAATGGTTTGGGCTACAAAGATGGCAAAGTGATTGTTGTACATAACGGATATATCTCCGACACAAAAGAAGCACTGGAAGGTTATAAAAAGGAACATTCCACATTTTGGAAAGAAAAACTAGGTGGTGGTGATTTTGAATTGACAGAATCAACAACATTTGTTGAAGAAGAAGATTGATTGTTTAACTATTAAAGAATAGACTAAATGTCTAATACATTGTTGGTTGACGGAGATAATTTGTTAACCATTGGTTTCTATGGTTTAAAAAACCATTTTTACAAAGGTCATCACATTGGTGGAATTTTTCACTTCATTGATACACTGAGGAGATCGTTCGAAAATTATCAGTTAGACAAAATCGTTGTATTCTGGGACGGTAAAGATGGGCATATTTCTAGAAAAAAGATTTATCATCAGTATAAAGAAAATAGAAAATCTAGAAACAGAACAGAAGAAGAGATCTTTTCATATCAAAGACAACGATCTAGAATTAAACAATACCTAGAAGAGCTTTATGTTAGACAAGCCGAATTTGAGTATTGTGAATCTGATGATTGCATTGCGTACTACGCACAGAACTCACCAATAGAAAAGAAGATAATTTATTCTTCTGATAGAGATCTAGCTCAGCTTGTTAATGAAAACGTAACGGTTTATAATCCCTCACACAGGAAAGTTTACAAAAAAAATGATATGATTGATTATGATCATGAAAGCATTCTTATTGAAAATATTAAGCTCGTAAAAATACTTTGTGGGGATCCTTCTGACAATATTTACGGTATTAGAAATATGGGTATAAAGAGGCTTATATCTCTTTTCCCCGATATTAAAGAAAGAGAAATCACTTTAAATGAAGCCATAGAGAGGGGCAACCTTTTATTCAAGGAGGATAAAGAAAATAAGCTGATACAAAACTTTCTTACCGGTGTAACGAAACTAGGCGTTTTTGGAGATGAATTCTTTGTTATAAATAATAAAATGGTTTGTCTAGATGAACCCATCGTTACAGAAGAAGCTAAACAGGAAATAGATTGCTTAATTAGGGATGATCTAGACCAAGAAGGTAGGTCATATAAAAACGCCATGAAACTAATGAATGACGACGGTATTTTTACCGCCCTCCCCAAAAGCGAAGATGCCTGGATAAAATTTTTGAATCCATTTCTTAGATTAACAACAAAAGAGAAAAATAAAAAAAAAATAAAATTTAAAATCAAATAAAAACTAAGATTTATGAACATTCAAGAACAAAACAAGTTTGAATTTTTACTTACATTGGATGGTAACATTATTTGTCAAAGATTCTTTAACGTTAAAGACTATAATCCTAGAACAAGGAGGTCTATGGACTTGCATTATGAGGTAAAAAATATTTGTGAAGAAATTTCGGAAGATTTGAAAGTAAAAAGTTCCGAATACATAATCGAAAATCAAGGATTTTTTGCCAATAATGAAGTTGTGGAAGATCCAAAAGAGCTAGAAGATCAGTACTTTTTATTGCAAATTAAGCAAGGTGACGATGTATTTATTTCAAGAATATTCGCTGCTCACTACTATCATCCAAAGGTTAGGTATGCGGTGGATATTCGGCCAAAATTAAGAAGAATTTTAGCTGATTTGACTGAAGTTTTGTCAGTTTCCGATCCAGAAACGACATATCTTCAGTATGAACTTTAATTTATTTTATATATTATAATTATTTATTTTATGACCGATAAAAATTTTGGCAATTTAGGGCAAAGGTATCAGATAGAGTTACTGAAAACTATTATAGAGGACCGAAAATTCGGCGAAAGCATTATTGAGGTAATAGATCAAAGTTATTTTGATAATAACGGATTTAAGTTCATAATGCAGAACATTAAGGAGTGTTATGAGAATTATAAGACCCTTCCTTCGTATACCGCATTAGAGCAAAAGATTTTATCAGAAGGGATTTCAGATACTGCCAGAGCTTCCTTTATTGACACTGTAAAAAACATTCAGAACCATGTTATTGCACCGGGTGGTATTCCTCTTATAAAGGACAAAGCCATGAACTTCTGTAAACAGCAAGTTCTAAAAAAGACAATCAAAAAGATTGAGGAAATCACTTCTAAAGGCGAATTTGAAGAATATCACAAGATCGAAAAATTAATCCAGGACGCTTTACAGGTTGGGGTTACCGATAATGATGTTATTAATATTTTTGATAGTATTAGTTTAGCATTACAGGCCGATAATAGAAGACCAGTATCCACTGGTATTGTGGGGATTGATAATCTATTAGATGGCGGTCTAGGTAGAGGTGAACTAGGTGTGGTTTTGGCACCAACTGGTACAGGTAAAACAACGCTTTTAACCAAGTTCTCAAACGAGGCATTTAATAACGGGTAT